TCACAGTTCGGCGCTACCGATCAGTCCATGTGCCCGCAGCGCATCGAGGATCCCCGCGATGGCAGTGCGCGCCTGTTCATCGACGATAGCACCGCCAGCGGGTGTGGCAACAGCCTCGCCGCGCGCGCCGATCACTTGCACCCCGTCGACCTCGACCCGGCGCGCGGCGATGACACCGATCTGCCACCCCGTCCCTGCCCGATAGCGCACCGGCTGGGCTAGCGATTCGGCCCACACCGTCATGCCGGTCCGCGGCACCGCAAACCGCCATCCGCCATCGGTCCAGCACGCGATTTCATTGGCGTGCCCCGCCCAATCGCCGCTGGGCGCAGTGCCCACGATCCATGCCTGGCCGAGCTCGGGTGTTGCGGGCGGCGTGTCGATGCCGACCGCCTGGACGTCCGGGTGGAGCAGCACGTCGATTCCGACGACTGCCTCATTGTGGAACATTTCCTTCTGCGCCTGCCCGGCATGCAGCAGCGGCAGAGCGAATCGGGTCGTCATGGTCATGGGGTCACTCCATCGCTTCGAGAATCAGGGTGGCGGGCGGCGACAGGCCATGGTCGCCCGCCTGACGCACGTCGACGACCGCAGCGTCCCCGCCCATCAGCAGCCATTCGGGGGAGTCAGTCATCGCGACGACATCGGCCTGGCCCGCGACCGCGATCCGCAGCTGATAGCGCTCGATGCTCTCGCCCAGCGGCGAATCGGTGCCATCGCTCCAGCGCCACCCGACCCGGCTGCGCCGCGTCCAGCGCAGCACCCGCCCACCCGCAACGGGCGTGGCATTCAACGCGACCGGAGCGGGCGGTGTCGCCGAGCGTCCCGTCACCGGCACGACGACCTCGACCGGTTCGGCATCGCCCACGCCTGTCGCCATCACCAACAAGCGCGCACCCACCGCGCCGCGCCCATCCTGCACCGCCAGCGTCTCGGGCGTGAGGAGGACAAATCGGTCGCCCGGTGCCATCGCCCCGATGGCATCCTCGGTCCCCCGCCGCCCGCGCCACAGCTGGCTCAGCGCCCAACGCCCGTCGCCCAGCGGCTCGGCCCGTCCGAACTGGATCAGCTCGTTCCCGACCAATGCCAGATTGACCCCAGCATCCAGCGCGTCAGGCGACGCGTCGGTCAGCTCCAGCTCGGGATGGGCAAGGTCGATGACCAGTCGCGATATCCGATCCTCGATCAGCGCGCTGGCCGAATCCGCGATCGCCACCACGGTTCCGATCACCGCGGGTGCGGCCGTTCCGCCGATCCCTTCCCACCGCCCGCCATCATCGCTGCTCAGCGCCAATGTCGCCCTGCGCCAGCCGGGCGACTCACCGCACGCCGCAATCAACAGCCTTGGGCTGCTCAACAATCCCTCGCCGACATGCGGAATTTCAAATCCGTGCAACCGGGTCGCGCCATGGACCCGGTCGGGTGCCGGACTGACCCGCCCGGGGCTGGCCGACGCCGACACGCCCGGGGGAGCGATCGGCGTCAGCACCAGCGCCACATCCCCAGCCTCGATCCGCGTCTCGACCACCCGCCATTGCCCCGTCTCCCCTGCCACCGCGACCCGCGCGCCGGGCGCGATATCGATCGCCGACCAGCCAGGGCGCACCACGCGCTGCGTCCGCGCCAGATCCGCGCGCACCAGCTCGGTCTGCGCGATCCCCTTGGCGGTGGCAGCGGACAGCGCTGCGGGCAGCTCGATCCGCCGCTCGCGATCCTGCCCCTGCGGGTCGGTCGCGATCTGCACCCCGGCCTGATAATCGCGCGCCGGGTCGTAATGGCTGATCGCCACCCTGCGCGGCACCTGATCGGGCGCCGCAATCGTCCGCTCGACCCCGCGCCCGCTCGCGCCGGGGTCCGCAATCGTCGCAGCACTCCCGCCGCCGCTGGCCAGTATAAAGCCCTCGCCGGCCACGACCGGCCAGGCGGCGCTCGCCTCGATCAGCGGCGCGATCGCCCCGCGCACCGATTCGCCATAGCCCGAATAGCCTTCGATCGGCAGCGCCGCCTCGCCAGCGGCAACCACGCCGCCGGACAGCGCCGCGACGATCGCTCCCGCCGCCACCGCCCCCGGATCGGCCACCACCTCGAAACTGAGCGCCGGGATGCGATTGCCGAATTCTTCCAGCTCCAGATTCTCGAACACCGCATAGGCGATTCCTCGATGCGCCGGTGCCAGTCCCACACCCTCGGCCGAAGCGATCAGCGGATCGACCGCCTGATCCTCGCCGCCAAGGTGCAACCGGAACCCGGTCGCCACCTTCCAGTCGCCCGCCGCCCCACGCAGCAGCTTGCCGTCCGCCCAGACTCGCCCGACCGACAGGATTGGCCGCGCCGACAGTGCCACCGCGAACGACGCGGTATAGCTATAGCTGGTCACCGTCGGTCGCCCCTTGCCGCCCTCGCGATGGCGATGCTCGATCAGGTCCGTCGCCCAGATCACCGTCCCCGCGACCCGCATCGTCCCGAACTGTTTGGGGATCGGCGTGCCGTAACTCGACGTCTGCAGCGCCAGTTCGGTCAGCCGCGGCCCCTCGCGCCCCTTGGGCTTGAACAGCAATTCGCGGTCCACCGCTTGCCCCGCCAGCCCGCCCAGCATCGCCCCGATCGGCCCGCCAAACAGGCCGCCGATCGCGGTCAGCACCAAAGTCGCCATATCACTCCCCCTGCCGCCAGCGCCCCAGTTCGGGCCAGGGCAGCACGCCCGGCCGCTCGACCACGCGGCGCAACGCCGCATCGGCATGGATCACACCCGTTTCGCTCGCGATGGCCAGATGCAGCTGCCCCGCCCCGGCATTCAGCAGCAACAGATCGCCAGCGCGCGCATCATCGACCCGCACCAGCCCCGTCGCCGCCGCCACCGCAATCACCTGCGCAACACTGCCCCCACGCAGCGCATAGCCACGCGGCACCGCGATCCCGTAGGCCAGCCCCGCCAGCCCGACACAGTCCAGCCCATGCGCCACACACCGCCCATGCAACCGAAACCGCGCCCCGATCGCGCCGCGCGCGCGCTCCAGCGGACTCATCCGCCCGGATAGCGCGTCAGCAGGTCGATCCCCGGCAGATACGGCTCGCCCCGGAAATTCGCCGCATTGCCGAACCGCCCCGCGCACGTCGCGATGCTCTTGTCGCATCCCTCGCTCACCTCCACCAAAGCGCCGACCGCATCAAAGCGCGGCGCACGGCGCAGCGTCACGACATCCCCCGCCGACGCCGCAATCGCATCGCTCAGCCCGCTATTCGCTCCGCCGATCCAGCGCACCCGCCCGCCAGCCCATCCGCCCGGAACAGGTTCCTCGCCATCGAGCGTCAGCACAGCCCCGTCCGCTGCGACCACCCGCGCGAACCGCCGCCGTCCCGCCATTGCGACCCGGCAGCGTTTGTCGCCGAGCTCGGCCCGGCATTCGGGCGACGTCATCTCGACCACCGGCGCATCCAACGCCGCCGCCGCCCCGCGCAGCTCCGCAGTCAGCGTGCCATCGCGCGTCTCAACCGCCCCGATCGTCCCGCTGCCCAACGCGACCACCTCATCCGGCGCAGTCCAGTCGACCGCGAACAGCGTAATCCGCGCGCCATCCCAGCGCCCGGCGAGCAAATCCGCCTCGCTGATCGCCGCCCCGGTCAGCGCCCCGGTCACATCCATGCTGTCGGCATCCAGCCCCGCCCCGCGCCGGATCGCCGACGGCGTCATCCCCGGCGCCGCGCGATAGTGGAACCCATCCACCTCCAGATCGCGATCATGCGCCGTCAGCCCAATCGCCACCCCATCCCGCCGCTCGATCCGCCAGCAATAGGCGATCGTGGCGAGCGGCTCGTTCAGCCAGGTCATGGTTGGTTCTCCTTCCAGCGATGGAGGGGCATGGGCACGTCGATCCGGGCAGTTCCAGATTGCGTCAGTCGAGCCAGCGCTTATCCTGCGCCGATGCGAATCCGATCGCCCCGCCGTACTGTGCAGCTTTGGCTACTCACTGTGTTTGGGGTGATAATGCCCACATGGTTGGCGACCGGTTTGTTCGGCGCAGCCAAACACGATGCCTTCTATTTCGCTTCGGCAGCGTTCTGGCTCGCAGTCATGATTTTTGGGGCGTTCGCATACCGCTGTCCCAAATGCCGCGAGTCACTGTTTGTCAGCCGCTGGCACAAGCTGCGCATTGGACGACCTTGGGCTAGTCGTCGGTGTGCGGGGTGCGGGACCGATCCGACGACATCTTAGGCTTCGCGTACTTCAACCAACGGCACACTCGGTGCCGCCCCCGCCATGAACGTCGCCCGGTTCACACTCAGCGAATCCTCTGCGAACCGCACCGGCACATCGAAGCGAAACCCTGCCGTCACCACCGCCCCATTCCCCGGAGGCTCGTCCAGCACGACCACGCCTCCCACATCCACCGCGAACGCCACCGTCTCGACGCCATCAACCGCCACCCGCACGCTCCCCGCCACAGGCCGCGTGATCCGCCGCGCGACATCGCCATAGGCCTTCACCAGCGCGAACACCTGCTGCTCACCGTCCCCGGTCCCAACAACCTGATCGAGCGGACCCGGCGCACCTTCATCGTTCGAGCAGTCATCAAACGGATCGCGCAGCCGGAACCCGCGCGCCGGCCCCATCCGCGCCCGGTAAAACCCCAGCAGCGCACGGATATCCGCCTCGCTCCGCACCCCCGGCCCGACATCGTACCTTGTCCGCGCCTGCGCCCAGGCGGCATTGCGCGCCTCATGCCCGCCCGCACTGGTCAGGATCGCGGTCGATACCTCCGGCGCCACCTCCGCCTCGCGCCCCAGCGCAATCGGGAACAGCACATCGTCGAACGCCTGCATCTCATCCTCCTGATCAAAGGCCACAAACCCATCGCGGATCACCTGCGGCAGCGCCCAGATGAACGTCGCCGCCACGCCCCGCGCGCGCGCCGCATCAGCCGCATCGGCAATCCCGCGCCACTGGCGCGCGTCCTCCGGGTTCAGCACGAACCCCGCGAAATAATGCTGCTTCTCCACCGGATAGCCCAGCCGGGCATTGCCCGCCGCCGCCCAGTCATAATCCTCCAGCTGCAGCACATCGAACGCCGGAAACGCCCAGCCGACCGGCAAATTCGCCCGCATCGCTTCGGGCGCCTCGCGATCCAGCACCGTCGGCAGATAGGCGAGCAGCAACAGCTCCGCCTCCGCCGCCACGCCACGCACCGCCGCTCCAAGCGCCGCCGTCGATGCCGCCAGCAACGCCCCCGCCGCGTCGAGCACATCGGTGTCGGGATCACCCCGCACATTCTGCTCCGCCGGATCGCCCAAAGCCACCTTCGCAGCGTCATCATGGATGCACAGCCGCCCATCGGGCATCACCCACCACCACGGCTCGCCGACCTGAAACTTCACCGCCAGCCCGGCGTCCAGCGCGATCCCGACGAACGCCGCCGCCACCGCCTGCAAATATCCCATCGCTCCCGCATGCGCCGGCGACAACAAGGTCGAGGGCGGCTCCCACCCGGTCAGCGCAGGCGACCCATCCGCCGCCCGCTGCTTCCAGTCGCCCCAGCAATGCGCGTCGAACAACTCATAGGACAGCGACCAGATCACCCCGAACCCGATCGCCCTCGCCCGCGCCGCGAAATCGGCATGCCAGGCCGCGCACGGGCCATTCAGCGCCCCGCCGCTCAGGCTCGCAAAATAGCCCGCCGCCGCCGCCTCAAGCCGGAAGTAATGGCTCATCCCGACATAATGGACGATGTCCCCGCGATACCCCAGTTGCAGCGCATTGCGCAGCAGCCGCACCGGGGTGACATGATAGCCGTCGTCATAACCCGAACAGATCGACAGCCCGTGTTCGGGCACCACCACATCGCCAATCGCCAGCACCGCCCCCGGCCCCGCGACCGAGATCTCCGACAGCTCGACCCACCCCTCGACCGGCACCGTCAGTGCCGCGTCCTCGCCCGTATAACCCGGCGGCACCAGGCTCACGAACATCCGGTCGACATCGCCCGCCCACACCGGATCGGCTTCATCCGGCAACACGAACCCGCCCGCAACGCTCGCAAAGTCGAGGCTGACGACGCAATCCTCCGGTGTCCCCTCGGCATAGTTCCACAGCCGCACATACCAGGCGCGCGCCACCCCCGCCGCATCGCGCCCCTCGATCGTCAGCACCGGGCCATTGACCGCATCCAGCGGCATCACCCCGCCGGACCGCCACCGAAAGCGCAACCGACACCCGCGATAATCGCGGGCTGTCTCATAGGACAGCAGCGGATGATCATGCCGATCCACGCTCTCCCAGATCAGCCCCGCCAGATCGTTCTGCCGGTAAAACACCGTATCGACGCGCAGCGCATCGGGCGCGGTGGTGACCACCGACGCCATCATCGGCCGCGGAAAATTGACTGTCCAATAGGCAGGGTCGAACCGCGAGATCGCCCCCCCCACCTGCACCGTCCGCCCGGACGCCAGCCAGTAAGCCATACCTAGCCCGGGGGGGGGGGGGGGGCGGGGGGGGGGCCTGTCACACGCACCAGCGCTCGACAGACACGCCCTCCCCTAACCTCCCGCAAGCGGGAGGGGGACACCCTCACTCAACCCCCGCCAGCGCAGCCTTCACCGCCCGCGCCACCTGCCGCCCCGATTGCCGCAGTGCCCCCGCAGCCTCACCGCCGCCCGACGCGTTGATCGTGATCGCCACCCGCACATCACGCCCGCCGCTGCCCGAAGGCACCTCGACCCGCCCGCTACTGGTCGGCACGAACAGCTCCGGCCCGCGCTCCCCGACGACATAGGCCCGCCCCGGCGCCACCGGCCCACCGGTCGCCCGTCCGGGCAGCCCGAACAGCCCGCCGATCGCCCCGGCAATCCCGCCGCTGCCAAAGATCGCGGCCATCCCGCCACGCACCGCCTCAGCGGCAATCTCGGCCAGGATCTGCGACGCCACACGCTTCAGATCCTCGAACCCCAGCTTGCCCGTCCGCACCGCGCGTAACAGCGCGCTCTCGACCGCGCGCCCCGCCCGATCCGCCCCGGCCTGCAACGGGCCATCAATCGCCGCACGCATCTCTGCGACATCGCGGGCAAAGCCCTGCGTATCGGCGCGCACCCGCACCATCATATGTTCGATCTCGTCATCCATCGGGAAACGCCTCCATCAGCTGCGCGATCGTGTCGCGATCGGGTGGCGCGACCTCTTCGCCAGCCACCGCCCGCACCAGCGCGACCAGTTCGGTCGGCGTCGCATTCCAGAACAGCTCCGGCGTCCACCCGAACGCCACCCCCGCCTGCCCCGCCAGCAGCGCGGCGCGCTCCGCGAACCTCACCGTCCCGCCAGAATCTGTCCGATCAGCACGCGCAGCGCCGGCGTCGCCGCAGCCAGTCCGCCCGCCGCAACGCCCTCGCCAAACGCCTCACGGGTAAGCCCCTCGGGCCGCTCCTTCAGGCAATGCCAGAACAAGGCGACCATCTCGCCCAGACCCAACCGCCCCTCGGCGGCGCGTTCGACCAGCGCGAACAACGGCCCCACTTCCTGCTCGGCAGCAACCAGCGCACTGAATGAAGGCCGCAGCACCAGCTCAACCCCCGCAACCCGCACCGCCGCCTCGCCCCGCGCCGGGTTGGCACTCATGCCGAAACCACCGGCCCGGAGCTCTCCAGGTTCAGCGTGTAGCTCCGCTCCCCATTGAAATCCCCGGCATAGTCCAGCCGCGTGACCAAAAACCGCCCGGTCATCGTCTCGCCGCTCTCAAAACTCAGCCGATAGTCGTCGATGACCCCGCTCAGCGCATTGCCGCGGATCCGCGTCTCCGCCGCCGACCCGGTAAACACCCCCGCCGCCGACACGCTCACCGATCGCACCCCCGCGCCCGACAGCAGCTCGCGCCACGCACCCGAGTCCTTCGACGTGATCGCCACCGCCTCGCCATTGACGCTCAACTGCGTCGTGCGCAGCCCCGCCACCGTCGCATAGGCGACCGGCGACCCGCCATCGCCCACCTTCAACAGGAACGCGCTTCCCTTCTCCACCGCCATCACCCGATCTCCTTCACATCCCGCTCTTCAACATCCGCAGCCGCCACTCGCTCGTCGCGATCCAGCGCCCCTCGCCCTTCCGCTCGATCCGCGCGCGCAACAGCACCCGGCTCGCCAGCTCCCAGCCCCCGCCGATCGCGCGCGGCATCCCCGCCATCGCGGTCTCCAGCTCACCCGCCAGCCGCCGCAGCCGCGCCGGACTCTCCCCGGCATCGTGCAGCGCCACCACGACCCGCGCCTCACGCCCGGCCATGTCCTTGGTCCCCCAATCGCTCAGCAACGCCTCGCCAATCAGCGCATGCGGCGTGGCTGCACGCGGCGGCGGCGCATCGAACACCCCCGCCAGCTCATCCGCGAGCGGCCGGTGCGCCGTCAGCGCCGTGCGGATCGCCTCCGCCAGCACCACCGCCGCGCTCATCGCACCGCCCCCGCGCCCAGCCGCATCATCCGCCACGGTCGCCACAACGCCGTCACCGCCGCCGGCGGCACGCCATCGCCATCCATCCGCAGATGCGCCGCCAGCCGCAGGATGCCGTGCCGCACCGGCTCGGGCACCGCATTCCAGTCTCCCGCGCTTCCCGCCACATAGGTGACAGCGATCCGCCCGACGGACGCACAGCGCACCCACCCCCGACCCGCCGCATCGATATCGATTCCATAGGTTTCAGGAGCCAGCGCCACCTCGCCGCCATCGCCCGCAAGCGCATGGACCGAAGTCACCGCCCGCACCGGCGATACACTCAGCGCCTGCCACTCCGCCCGACCCGCCAGTGTCTCGCGCAGCGTCCGCTCCAGCAACGGCGCACCGATAAACCCCTCGCACAGCTCGGTCGCAACGCGCAGCTGCGCCGCCAGCTCGGCATCGCCATCCGCGCCGTCGATCCGCAGGAACGCGCGCAGCTCGGCCAGCGCGACGGGGGCCGCCTCGGGCGGCACGATCGTCTCGACCATCACCGCCGCTCCACCCGCACGTCCAGCGACCGCGCATCGCGCCGCCCGTCGCTCCAGATCACCTGGTTGGTCAGGCGATAGACGATCCCCGGTCGCCCGCCCTCGACCGTCGCGGCACAGCGCGGCCCACTCACCGCCTCCGCCACCACCGCCAGCCCCTCGTCATGCACCGGTTCGACCGCCCAGCTACTGGCGTTCAGCCCCGCCGCCCCGGCAATCGCAGCCCAGTCGATCGCATAGTCCAGCGCAGCCGCCGGATCCTTCAGGAAGATGCCCATCGCTCGCCCCCATTTCCCAAGAAAAAAGGGGCGGCCCCGCAGGACCGCCCCTCACCTTCATCGCCACGCGAACGATTCAGCCTGCGCGATGCAGCCGCCCGTCCCCGCCGATCACTGTATCGCGGTGATCGCCCGGCGCGATTGCGCTTGTTGCGCGCGGCACCGACATCACCCCGGCGACAGGCCGTGACCGCCGCCGTCTGGCACCGCCGATCGGCCCTGCAGCGATCGGCCCGCGCGCGATCGCAAAGCCCCCGTCCGCTGCGCTTACCATGCCGCCATGATCCGCCAGTCGGTGCCGTCGCTGACGACGACGCCATCGCTCGTGCCACCGCCGGCCGCAACGCTACCGGTGGTGGTGGCGTTCAAGTCGGTCACATAGTGCAGCGCCCCCGCGCCCGCCGTCGCCGCCGACCCGGCTCCCGCCACCGTCGCGCTCGGCAGTTTGGGCGCTTTCATGAAGCTGGTCTGCAGCGTGGTGAAGTTGATGCGCAGCGCGTCGGAGACATCGCTGCCCTGCTCGGTCTGCCCGATGGTAAAGTCACCATTGGTTTTCAGCCGCAGGCCCCAGCGGTGGAAATTCGCCTCGTTGAAAAAGTCGAGATACAGGTTCCCATTGCCCTGGATGCGGCCGCCGGCGACGCCGCTCGCATGGGTGTTGCGCAGCTTGAACCCCTCGAACCGCGTCGACGCGGAAAGCTCGGTCTCGAACCCGGTCACCGACCCCGTCACCGCATTGGTGTTAAGGTAGATCATCCGCGCGCCATTGGTGAAGCCCGACGTGCCGACCAGCGACAACAACGACTGGATGCCCAGCGGGTTGGTCCCGACACTCCCCGCCGACAGATAGATGTCGCGGTCGAACGTGTAGCCATTGCCCGAATTGACATAGGGCAGGTTGATCTGGGACGTCCCCGCCGCATTGGTCTGGGTCAGCCAGGGCGTGTTGTTGCCCGTCCGGTTGATCCGCACCTGATTGGACAGGATGATCGGCTTGGTCGCACTGGACGTCCCGTTCCAGCCAAAGGTGACGTGCGCGTTCCGATAGCCATCGGCAAAGGCATAATAGGCCGCCTGAAAGCTGGTGTCGGAGTCATACCCCCAATCGCCCTCGTCGAACGGGGCATAGATGCTGATCGGCCGATATTCCGATCCACCCGATCCCGTCGTGTGCATCGCATGGTGAAATTCGGACCCGTCCACCCATCCACCCGGATTGCCGGGGTTGCGCGTCGGCTTCTTGAACCGGCTCTCGATCCGGATCGACGGCCCGCCCATCGCGGTGTTGATCGGCGTAAAGCTGGTGGTGAGGTTCCAGCTCAGCCCGAACACATTGTTGGTATATTCGAGCTGCCCGGGAAACTGCGAATCGGCCGGATAAGGGCCGTAGGTGAAGTTGAGCCCGAAGCGGATGCTCGACGGCTCGCCATCCTCGTCGCGCGAAGGCGAGTCATAGACCACGCCCTCCTGCGACCAGCCCGAATCGATGTCCGGCGGCGTCTCGGTTTCGATCGTGTAATGCGGTGCCGACAGCCCGTCCACACCGGTCACCTGATCCAGGAAATCGCTGACCGTCAGGCCCTCATTGCCCGGAATCGCCTGCCACGCGGCGAACACATCCGACGGTCCGAACACGTCCGGATTCACCGTCGCTGTCAGGAATTCCGCGACGGTCCCGTCCTCGTTCCCGGGAAGCGCCTGCCATGCCGCAAACACGTCCGACGGCCCGAACACCTCCGGGTTCACCGTCGCTGTCAGGAACTCCGCGACGGTCCCGTCCTCGTTCCCGGGGAGCGCCTGCCATGCCGCAAACACGTCCGACGGCCCGAACACGTCCGGGTTCACCGTCGCTGTCAGGAACTCCGCGACTGTCCCGTCCTCGTTCCCGGGAAGCGCCTGCCATGCCGCAAACACGTCATGCGCCTGCACGATCTGGTAGAATTCGGCCGCGACCGTCAGCGCGATCGTCTTGGTCCCGGCGGGCAGGTCGACCGCGCTGGTCCCGTCCGACGAGATGATCGGCGCCCGCTCGATCGTCCCGCTGGTAAAGGTGCCGATCCCGACCTCAAAGATGCTGGTGTCGGTGGGCGCGCCGTCGAGCGCATAATAGAATTGGTCGCCCTCGCTCAGCACCGCGGCAAAGCTGCGCGATCCATCGACCGCGCCCCCCGGCGTAATCGCACCGGTGCCCGTGGTCGTTGTCGTTTCCTCGACCAAATCTGCGTAAATCAGCTCTGCCATGTATCTGCTCCCGCGGAGGTAAAGTCGGAACTGGCCGGGGCGCCCGCATCGCCCCGGCCCGACTGTATCAGGCATGCAACGATCGGCAGAATCGCGATGGCTTCCGCCGCGCTAACCCTGCCGCCCGCTGCCCGTCCGCCTCAGGAGGCGGCGAATTTGAGGAGCTTGATCGCCTCGCTGTTGGTCACCGCGCCGCCGACCCGCTTGGTCGCATAGAAGTGCACGAACGGCTTGTTGCTGTACGGATCGCGCAGGATCTGCGTCTCGCCGCGCTCGGCGATCAGATACCCGGCCTTGAAATTGCCGAACGCAATCGACAGCGACCCTGCGGCGATGTCGGGCATGTCCTCGGCCTCGACCACCGGATAGCCAAGCAGGCTCGCCGGCTGCCCCGCGCTCAGCGACGGCTGCCACAGGAACGCGCCATCGCTCGTCTTGAACTTGCGGATGCGCGCCAGCGTCGCCGAATTCATGGCAAACACCGCGCCCTGCCGATAGGGCGGCCGCAGCGCCTGAACCAGATCGATCAGAATCTCCTCGGGATCAGCCGCAAACGCCCCCGCCGCGCCCGACAGCACATGCTGCAACGTCCCGAACGCGCGCGCATCATCGCCGGTCGCCGCAGTGGCATAGGTCAGGAACCCCTTGGGCTTGTTGGTCCCGTTGCCGCTGACGAACGCCGCCCCCTCGGCGCGGGCAAATTCGCGCGCAATCTCGTCGGCCAGCCACGCTTCGACATCGAACGCGGCATCGTCCAGCATCGCCTGGCTCGCCGCCGGATTGGCGAACAGATCGCCCATCGGCGGCGCGATCTCGTTGAACACCGGCGTATCGGTCTCGTCGCGCGCAGCCGTCTCGCTCGCCCAGCCCGATTCGGTCCCGCCCGACGCGACCAGCTTGCGATAGCCCGCGCTGCCCACCGTCACGACATTGGCGATCGCGCGGATCGGCGAAATGCTCGCCAGCGTCGCATCGACCAGCGCGTCGATCTCGCGCGGCACGGCATAGCCACCCTCGGCCCCGCTGACCCCCGACAGCGCCTTCATCTCCAGCGCGCCGCTGCCGGAGCGCAGAAACCCCTCGAACGCAGCGCCGCCCACACTGCGCGCCCCGCTCAACATCGGCCGCGCCACCGGCACCCCAGCCGCTTCCACTGCCTCGAACGACTGTTCAAGGACATCCGCCTTCGTTTCCATAGTCTTCTCCCGCTATCAAAAATCCTCCCCGGAACGGGGAGGGGGACCATCGCAAAGCGATGGTGGAGGGGGCCCGCGTCAGGCGCACCCCATCGTCTCAGAAATTCGATCAGCTAAGCGCCAAGCTGGATGGCGCGCGGGCCCATCCGCGACCCTGCTTCGTTAGGACCACAACGCACCGTCACTCCGGGAATTCCAAATGTCCAAACGATCGAACAGAAGCTGGATGAACGCCGGCTTCGACGCCTGGTCACTCGGCTGGGAATCCGCCGCCGTGATCGGTCTGCGCGCGACCAAGATCGCCCAGGGCGGCCCCGAAGCGCAGCGCGAAGCCGAACGCATGGTCTCCGAAAAACTCACCGCAGCGTTCGAACTGCAACTGGCGATGATGACCGGCGCCATGGGCATGAGCCCAGCCACCACCACCCGCAAGGCACTCGCCCACTACCGCCGCAAGGTCCGCGCCAACGCCCGCCGCTTAAGCTAGGCGCGTGTTGCGAAACCGGACATCGCCCCTAAGCTGCGCTTCCGGGGGGCGGTCGCATGAGCCAGTTCGAATTCTTCATGGTCTTTTTCGGCCTGTTGCTGGGCCTGGCCGTCGCAGAGCTGTTTCTGGGCTTCGCGCAACTGCTGCGCGCCCGTTCTCGCCCGCGGTGGGGGCTGCTCACCCCGCTCGGCAGCGCCGTGCTGCTGATCTTCATCATGATGACCTTCCTCGACTCCTGGAACAAGTTTCAGAGCATCCCGCTCGGCCTCGGCACGATGACGCTCTTCTGCCTTGTCGGGATCGTCTATTTTGTCGCCGCCGTGGTCGCCTTTCCCCGGGATGCGGAGGAATGGCCCGATCTTGATGCCTATTTCCTCGCGCATCGCAGATGGATCGCCGGGGCACCGATCGTCGCCGGACTGACCCTGATGATCTTCGAAATCCCGGCGGTGCTCGGCGTTGCGAATGGCATGAAGGTCTCGACCTATATCTTCCAGAATGTCGTGATCTTCGGCCTTTTGATCGCCATCACGCTCTCGAACCGCGTGCGGCTCAGCATCGCCATGATGAGTGCGCTGATCCTGTTCCTCTACGCAATCGCCGGCACCTTTTCGCTAGGCTGAGTCCGCGCCACCCTCGACCGCATGCACCCGCGCCAACGCCTGCATCGGCCGCGCCACCAGACTCACCTCGCACAGCTCCAGCCGTTCGATCTCGCGCCACCGCCCTTGCCGCGCCTTGACCGTGCGATACCCAAAGCTGAGGCCATTGACCGCACCCTGCGCCACCAATGCTGCCAACTCGGGCACCTCGACCCGCGCCGTCACCCGCAGCCCCCGCGCATCCTCGCCGATCGCCTCGATTACCCCGACCGGGCCCCCACGATGCTGCCACAGCAACGGCACCCGCCGCACCCGCGCCCCGAACGCCCCGGCGCGGATCACATCCCCGCCCCGATCGGGCACATCGAACACCGCCGCATAACCGGCGAACCGCACACCAGTCGCCGCCCTTCTGCTCCCCTCCCGCTCGCGGGAGGGGCTGGGGGAGGGCCTGTCCGCACCCGCAGCGCCAATCGAACCCGACAGGCCCTCCCCTAGCCCCTCCCGTAAACGGGAGGGGGACAAGGCCCTGCCCCGGACTTGATCGGGGGTCACTTCCCCACCCCCCAAAAGCCCAATTTCACCGCCAGTCCCACGACCAGCAGCGCAAGGCACATCCGTACGACCCACCCCGCCACCGCCTTCACCGCCGACCGCTTCGCATCGCGCCAGGCCTCCAACAACTCGCGCAACTCGCCCATATCCTTGCCCGCATGCGGATCATCGAGCCCCAGCCGCGCCAGCGCCCGGCTCGCCCCCAGCTCGCCCGCTTCCTCCGCCACCGCGCGCAGCGTCGCCATATCCGCGCCCTCGGCGCTCCCTTGCGCGATCAGCTGCGCCAGCAGCTTGCCGTCCACCGGCGCGCTCACGATGCAATCCCCAGCATCGCCCGCTTCTCCTCAGTCGTCAGGAACTCCGCCCCGCTGACGCTCCGCCACAGCCGCTCGCGGTCCTCCGCCATCGCCGGCACCTTGTCGACCGCAACCCATAGCCGCGCCTCGGGGAACCACGGCGACAACCCCTGCGCCAATTCGGTCAGGATCTTGTCCGCCAGCGGCAGGATCGTCATCCGCCACACCGCCTTGTTCGCCTCGCGATAGTTCGCATAGCTATTGTCGCCGGGCAGGCCGATCAGCATCGGCGGCACCCCGAACGCCAGCGCAATCTCCCGCGCCGCCGCCGCCTTCAGCCCGACGAAATCCATGTCGGCAGGCGTCAGGCTCATCGCCTGCCATTTCAGCCCGCCCTCCAGCAGCATCGGCCGCCCGGCATTGGCGGCACCGGCAAAGCCCGCCTCCATCTCGCCCTTCAGCCGCTCGAACTGCGAAGGCGACAGCGCGCTCCCGTCCCCCGGCTCGTACACCAGCGCCCCCGAAGGCCGCGCCGCATTGTCGAGCAACGCCTTGTTCCAGCGCGTCGCCGCATTGTGGATCGCGATCGCCCCCGACGCCGCGCCCAGGCAACCCAGCCCATAATGGTCATCGACCGGGTTGAACGCCTTCAAATGCACGACCTGCGGCCGCCCCGCCGCATCCTCCGCCGCGATCACGCTAACGCTCCCGCCCACGCGATAGCGATAGCCGACCGGCCACCCCCCGGCATCGGTCTCGACACTCACCCGCTCGGGCCGCAACGCGAACAGCTCGGCGACGCCCCCCGAGCCATCGCCCAGCAGCTGCACATAGGCATTGCCATGCAACAGCAACTGCGCCGCCAGCGTTGCGCCCAGTTCCTGCCCCTGACTCCGCGCGGTCACCAGCTTCAGCAACGCCGCATCGCTCGCCTCGACCGGAGCCCCCGCCACCCCCTCGGCAACAATCTTCACCGCCCGCTGCGCCACCGGATTGGCGGCATAACCCGCGCGCACCTGCGCCTCATAACTCTGCGGCCACTCACCCAGCACCGCACCCGCGCCGTGCCCACGCGCCAACACCGGACGCGAACCCTCGCGCCCGGACTTCCGCCCGAACCATTTCATGCGTTTTCTCCTTTGATCGCCTCACGGCGATGGGCCGGTGCCGCATGCGCGTCAGCGCATCAAACGCTCAGCGCTTCTTACCGAACCAGATCACGTGCCGCGGCCCCTTGCCATTCTGCCTGGCCCGCACCTGAACTTCTTCAACCTCAAACCCCGCATCGCGCATCCGCCGCGTAAAGGCCGGGTCCGGCCCCGCCGACCACACCGCCAGCACCCCGCCCGGCGCCAGCGCCGCCCGCGCCCGCTCCAGCCCGCGCATCGTGTACAGCCCGTTATTCGCGTCGCGCGTCAGCCCGTCCGGCCCATTGTCGACATCCAGCAGGATGGCCTCCCAGCTCCCCCGGCTGCGCGCAATCTCCGCGCCGACATCGCCCATCACCAGCTGGGTCCGGGAATCGTCCAGGCATCCATCGGCCAGTTCCGCCATCGGCCCGCGCGCCCATTCGACGATCCCCGGCACCAGCTCGACCACGCACGCCCACCCCTTCGGCCCCAGCCGCTTGAGCGCCGCGCGCAGCGTAAACCCCATGCCATAGCCGCCGATCAGCAACCGCGCGTTCGCCGGATCGCTCAGCCGGTCCAGCGTCATCTCCGCCAGCGCCTCTTCCGATCCGCTCATCCGGCTCGACATCAGCTCATTGCGCTCAAGCATGATGATGAAGTCACGGCCATGCCGCACCAGCCGCAACGGCTCCCCGCCCGGCACCTCGGCGACGCCAATCAATTCCCTCGGCGTCATCTCAACTCCACGTAAAACTCAACACGCTCTCGCCCTCGAGCAGCCCGCTCGAGTTGAACCGCCGCTCGGCAATCCGCCCGCGCCCCAGATGATCCACCGTCACCACCGTGCTCGCCCGCGTCCCATAGACCGGATTGCGGATGAACACCGGCGAATCCACCGGCTCATATGGATCGGGCTCATAGCGCTCCGCCGCCCCCGCCGGCCGTTCATCGGCCAGCACCGCGAACAGCGGCTCCAGCGCCGAACTCCCCGCCTCCAGCCAGGCGCGCAGCCCCATCTGCACCCGGATCGTCTTGGGCCACAGCGTATCGAACAGCCCGTTCGACAACCCATGCATCCCCGAACTCAGCGGCCGCCGCACCGGGTCCGGCCGGTTCGACAGATACAGCGGCCCGTCGCGATCCACCGCGATCAGATTGAACGGGTTATAGGCGTTCAGATCCTCCGGCTCATGCCCGGCGAGCATATCGGTCACCAGCCCCCCGCGCGACAACCGCGCCGGATCAACCGCCTCGCCCCGCACATTCGTAACGGCAGCCAGCCTTCCGGCCTCATTCACCGCCAGCCAGGTCCCCCCAGCCTCCAGATCGCGCCCGCCAATGACCGGGGTGTTAGCAGGTTTGGGCGCCATCCAGCGCGAAAGCGGCGCCGTCGCCCGCGCATGCCGCTCGTCACGGTTCCCCGCAGCGACCAACCGCCAATTGGGATGCATCCCCCACGCCAACGCCAGCACGCACATGCGCGGAGGCTTAGCGGCGGGCGAACGCGACAGCTAGGGGCGATCTCAAGGCTTTCGCACCCCAACCTCCCCCTTCCACCCGAACACCAGCTCCCACGCCGCCCACACCAGCGCGTCCGCCCGATCCGGCGACCTGCCCGGCCCGGCATAATGGCCCCCACGCACCAGCCCGCACAGCTCGTCCTCCAGCGCCGCAAACGGCTCGGCATGCCGCACCTGCCGCCGCTCATACAGCGCCGCGATCGGCTCCGCCCGCGCCGCCTTCCCCCGGCTCGCATGGACCAGCCGCACCGGCATCGCCACCGCCGCCGCGCGCAGCACGCTTTCGACCATGTCGCCGCCCTGGTTCTTCTCCGCCACCACCCGGTCCGCGCTATGCCGCCGCACGCACGCCGCCACCGCCTGCGCCCAGCCCTCGGGCGACAGGCCCGCGATGCTCGCATCCTCCAGCACGCACAGCCGCCCCGCGCCGTCGATCGCCACCGCGACAATCCCGCACGCATCGCCGTTCGCACTCGCGGGCGGATCAACGCCGACCACCACGCGCACTGGCGCATCCACCGCCACCGCCCGCGCCGCCTCGATCATCGCCCGCGTCCACAGCGCGCCGGGCACATCGCTCAGCAACTCGCCATCCAGCTCCTGCCGCCCCAGCCGCGTGCCGCCATATTCGGCCTCCATCGCCTCTACGAAACTCACCGGCAGATGCGGATTGTCCCGCGTCGCCCCGCGCGTCTCGATACAGCTCGGCAGCGCCATCACCCGCCGCATCAACCGCGTCGGGCGCGGCGTCGTCGTCACCAGCACGCGCGGCCGCTCCCCCAGCCGCAACCCCATCGTCAGGTTATCCCACGCCGCCTCACCGCGCTGCCCCCATTTGCCCAGCTCATCGGCCCAGGCGGCATGATGCTCCGGCCCGCGCAGCCCCTCCGGCGACTCCGCCGAATAGGCAAAGCCAACCGCGCCCGACGGCCAGTGCAGCTCGCGCGCACTCGCCTTCCACACCGGCTGCCGGTCGGATCGGGCCGTCGCGATCAGCCCCGACTGCCCCTCGATCATCACCCGCCGCACTTCATCCAGACTCGCGCCCACCAGCGCAAAGCGCCCCTCGGGCACATCTAGCGCCAGCTGGTTGACCCATTCGCTCCCCGCCCGCGTCTTGCCAAAGCCACGCCCGGCACGGATCAGCCACACCCGCCAGTCCCCCGGCGGCATCGTCTGCCCGCCATGCGCCCAGGCGTGCCACCGCGCGTAGAACTCGCGCCGCATCGGCGGTGTCATCCCACGGATCGCCTCACCCCGTTCGCGGTCGGGCAGCGCGATCAGCCGGTCGATCGCCTCGGCGATTTCCGCATCACTCGCCATAGCGCACCGCCTCAGCCTGCGACACATGGTCAATCACCGCACCGCATGGCGGAGCGGAATCGCCCGCGCCCGCATGATGCGTCAGCAGGCCCGCCTTGCCCGCTTCGGCCTGCGCCGCCCATTCGGCTTCGCGCGCGCGCCGCAATTCGATCGCCTTCAGCCGCTTGAGCAGCATCGCATCGGTTTCATCACGCGACGCGAACTGCGGTCCTCGGCCATGCGTGCGCGGCTTTCCAGGAGCATTGCGGTGCGCCATCAGCAACCGCAGCGCGCTTTCGAAGTCGATCGGCCCCAAAGCGCTATCGACACCACATCCCAACGGATCGAGACGGGCGCCGCCCGCCAGCACATGGCCAACCACGCGCGTTTCCAGCATTTGATAGCCTAGCGCGAGCGCCTCTTCCCACGCCGCGGCAAATTTCGGCTCGCGCCGACGCAGCGAATAGACCGATCCGGGAATGACCCCGATCACCGCTGCCGCCTCCCTGACGTTGCAGGTCGCGGCGAGGTGATCGAGAAAGGTTTCACGCATGGTCTTGGTCCAGCGGACCCATTTGCGCTGCTGATCGAACGGCGCGTGCGCCGGATCGGTGTAAGCGCGTCGCGTCCCCAT